CTTTACGAATGGTTCACCTCCATGCCTAGTGGAAATCCCATGACGTCGATAATTAATACGATGTCTAATAATATTTATTTCCGTTTGGCTTGGCAGGTGGCTGGTATGAAAGCCACCATTTTTAATGACAATGTTTTCTTATGTTGTCTGGGTGATGATAATATATTCGCTGTCCATCCCGATTTTAGAGACAAGTTCAATGAGTTGCTCATGCCTGGTCTCATGGAAAAGTTGGGTATGGTTTACACCACTGAGCTGAAGGAAGAAGCTGTTGTCCCTTTTCGGGATATTACTAAGACGGAGTTCCTTAAGCGTACGTTCAGGAGGATTCACGGTGCCAACCGCTGGGTCGCACCTTTACGTGTCGATTCTATTTATGAAACTTTATATTGGACGAAGAAGAAGCACGGAGAGCAAATAACGGCAGACTCTGCCGCGACTGGGCTGCGTGAGATGGCGTTACATGGAGAGAAGGAATTTCTCGACTATTATGACGCTATTTACCCACTTTTATTGGAGAAACTCCCGGAAGTTCACCCAAATGGTATCTTTACTAATGACCACTCCCAGGTCCTTGCAGAGGTCCTTGATATGGAACATAGTTTCTACTTTTAAGTGAAACACCGACCGTAATGTCGTTAAAACTAACTTAGAGGTGATGATTACACCTTTTATTAAATAAACAATCAAACGGATTCCTGGTCATGAGTTTTAAACTGACCACAAAAATTCTCTGCAAACAGAGTAGATTGAATGTGATCTTGCCATTCGTGAAAGACGGTCTCTCTCACCTGGTATTGCTATTCGTCAATGTTCTGCCTATTTAGGAACAACAGAACGAGGGCATTCCCCTTGAACAAAATCCAAAAGACCAACTCACCCAGTTCTGAGTCAACCTGGAGTGTTTTAATACGACTTGCCGCAAATATAAACCAAGGTTATACTGATGTGACCTATACACAGTCGCCCAGCTCAAGCGTATTGAGCTCTACTACTAATCAGGTTTCCGCATCTAATGTCGTACCAGATTCTCCGTCTGTCCACGGTGTCTCGGGACTATCTGCCACTAATGCTACCACCGACTTTGTTGATGATGCCCAGGTGACACGTCGTGATGAAACCGCTAATGCTTCTCGTAGTGAGCTGTTGAATTCAATCAATGATTCACAAATGACAACCCAAAATCTGATGGACTTTTTGGCTAAACCCATTGTCCTACAGAGTGGAAACTTTTCAACTTCAGATACTTACAGTTTTCTGAATTCCATTTCTATGCCTTATACGGCCCTGACTAATACTCAGGGTTCCATGTATCTTAACAAACTGCGTGGTTATTATGGTATTGCTATGGATATGAGATTTCGTCTCGTTATCAACGCGAACAGGTTTCAACAGGGCCGTTACTGTGTTGGATGGGTTCCTTTATGTTCTCCTGCTTCTACAGTTTCGCAACTTAAGAATCTCCTGTTCAACAACATGCATATGGCCTCTCTCGTACAGAGAACGACTATCCCTCATGTTGAGATTGATCTTGCCACCGGCACATCGGCTGAACTACTTGTTCCCTTCACCACGACTGCGAATTTTTATTCTATTACTGAAGCTTTGTCAGGCAGTGATGTCCATCCCTTAGGTTTCATTAATCTTTATCCTTACGCACCGCTGGTTTCCCCAGCTGGGTCCACCGTGGCGAGTTATACTCTTTACGTTAGTTTCGAGAATATTCGTCTCTTTGGGGCTG